ATTGGGTGTTTGGTTCCTGGTATTTCTTTACCTTGAATATTGTCTGTATTTTTTGCTGACAAATATTTTTGAGAAAGACTTACTCTTTCATCTTCTTGTTTTTCTTTTGGTACATCAAATAATACATTGATGTCCAGATCAGCGTCATTTCTATATCTCTTTGTAAGTATTGAACCTATCAAAGCAATCTTTAATACAGGATATTCTTTAAAATCTTTTACTTGATCGTTAATTAATTTTAGAACACTAGATTTAATTTTAGGATTTTTAGTATCAGCGTCATCAAACACAGCTGTCGCATATGTTCTTCGTGGTATATCTATGATACTTTCTTTTATGTAATCTTTAAATCTCATCTTCTTTTTAACTCTAGTTCTTTCTTTATCCAGCTCATGGCAATACCATTTTCTGGTTTAGTTCTTAATTTACTTCTAATAAATTTAGAAGCTGTACTTAACACAGCACTAACTAACTCTTTTTCACTTCTATTATTATCAACAACTAACATTTTACCTGGACTAAACACTCTTTGAAAGGCACCTATATTTGTTTGTACTTCATTCCAACTTTTCTGTACAATATATTCAGGTACTTGTCTTGGTCTATTTGCATTTCTTTCTAAAGCAATCTCTAAACTTGTATTCACAAATACCATATGACAATCATAACCAATATTTTTTAACATACTTACTTGTCTTTGAACCAGTGATAAATCTCTACCTGTAGCGTCAATAATAAGACCTAATCGTCCTTCTACATATTTATCTAATTGGTTACCAGTAGTTGTTTTTGCTCTTTGTCTAATAATATTTCTAAAGTATTCTTCTTCATCTGGCATTTTAATTGAAAGATTTGCTTTTTTTAAACCACTTTCAAATGCGTTATCTGAATTGACTACTTTTAAACCTGTGCCAGAAAATGCTGTTTGTGTTACAAATGTTTTGCCAGAGCCTGGACCACCTGCTAAAAAGAAAGCTTTGAATATACCAGGATCATAAACTCCCTCATTTAAATACTCTCTAAACTCTCTCAATGGTTTTGCCTTTAATTGTTTTATAATCTTATTAGCAATATCTTTAGGTTCACCACCCTCAGCCTTAATCTCTATAAAACCTGGTTTCTTTCTGTAATATTCTATCACTGGTCCTGTTTCTTTTTTGTATAAAGCAATTCTGTTTTTGATAATTTCTGGTTTATCATCTGCTCTACCTCTTGCTGTAAGTCTTCTTATTACTTCTTGTTCACTTACATTTAAGAATACTACTTTGTCTATTTTAATATTCTTCTTTTCTAAATCTTTAACTTGTTGCATATATCTAGGAAAACCATCAAATACAAATCCGTTCTCTGCCTTTTCTACAGCGCCAAATACAAGTTTTAAAACTATATCATTAGGAGCAAAACCACCTTTACCTAAATTAGATAATCTTTTAGCAATCTCACCACCTTTTTCTTTTTCTTTTCTTAATAGTTCACCAGGATAGATATGTTCTATATCTAAATCTTTTGTTATAAATTCAGAGTACGTTGATTTACCTGAACCTGGACCTCCTATTAAAATAATATTCATTATCCTTTAACCCAGTCCCTCTCAGCCGTAAAATTGGCTCTACTAAATTCTAATCTATCTACTAACTTAACAGCACCAGCACCTCTATCAACAGCAACAAATCCTTCTGGTGCCGTTACCTTATAACCGTTTGGTGTTCTTAAAAAATGGCCTATACTTTGTATCTCACTTAATTTATTTACCAAAAAGTTTTTGGCATTTTGTAATGTAACGTGTGAAGCAATAGCAAAGTAAAGTGCTTGTTTATTTCTGTTTATAATATTCATGTTCTTTTTCAATGCGTCTTTATATTTCTTTTTACCTGCTTCTGTTTTCTTACTATCTATTTCTGCTTGTAAAACATTTTCATAGTATTCACCAAACATATCTACAAGTGTTTTTACCTTGGCCATATTACCTTGTGTGTTTCTTATAAAGTGATTGAAGAAAGTTTTTAATCTATACCCGATTGATAATGCATCAGATGATGATTTACTCATTTCATCTAACATCTTACTTGCCTTTGATAGAGAACCTTCAGCCATTCTTATTCTAGCATTAAATGTTGATAACTCACCAGTGGTTAATTTTGCCGATCCACTTACATCTTTATAAGCAGCGTCAGCTAAGAATATGGAAGATATTCCAGATTTGCCTGATACTGTACCAAAGCCTGCTCTTAAATCTTTCATTTTTTTACCTGAATAGGATGTGTGAAATACAATTCCCATTCTTGCTCTTTTTATTCTTTTACCAATGTTTGAATTTGAAGGTACAGCGTAAGTGATTGTGTTTGGTGTAAATGTAATCATACTTTCACCATTAAAATCCTCTGACTTTAAATCTGATTTTGAAAATAGAAAATCGCCTTGTAGAATACCAGTTATCTTTAATTTTTTTAGTTCTCTTAATGCTATTGTTAATTTTTCAGCAAGACCACCACCATGGTTTCTTTTTATATCACTACTTGTATAATTGATTTTTGGAGTAGCATTGAATACTGCCTTAGTGCCAACAAAGAATTGGCCGTTTTCAGGATTAATACCACAGATAATAGCGGGAGCTCCGTCCCATTTGACAGACATATTGACTTTACTGGAAGAAGAACCAGCAAGCATATCTCTTATTGAATTAAGAAAGTTAATAGCATTCTCACCACCCTTTGAACCTTTATCAATTATGAAATCCTCCAAGTGTTGGAGATGAAGATTTTTTTCTTTGGTAAAAAATCCTTTAAAACTAAACATTTGGAACACCTACACTTTCTTTATTGAATGTGCAAACACCAATATACTTCTTACCGTTTTTTAAATTCTCCGTCTGATAAACAAACATTTTTCTCTCTCATTGTTTCCATTACTATAATCACTGTTTCCATATAACTCACTTGATAAGACTATTTATAAGACTAAACTCTTGTCCATAGGAATTTAGGTACGCCACCGTTAGATTCCCATACTTTATGTTTGTTTTGAAATTTAGCCACTTTATGAGCGTCTTCTTCAAAAAAATACTCACCAATAATACTCTTTGTTGGTTTTTCTATGACTTGCCATATTATATCTTTACCTTTCTTTATCATTTTTTTAGTATATGATAATTCAGGTTGTTCATTATTTGGCCGTCTATCGCCTCTGTGAAACTTTACTTTTTGTGTCTTTGACATTATATTTTAAAATCTGAAAATTTATCATACGCCTGTTCAGGTGATGGATAATTTTCTTTTTCTTTTGTTTGGTTACTATCTACTATATTCTGTGCCGAGTTTTCAACATCATATAATCTCATTTTTGCTTTATCAACACCTATGATAAAGGCTCTGTTTACACCAGGATCATTGTATCTATTCTTTAACTGTTTTACTTTCATTTGACCTAGTGCGTCTAATTCCTCATTAGTCATTAAGGCAAACATAAAGTCGGCCGTTGCTGGTAAACCAAATGATTCAGATGTATCTTCTAAACCAATATCTGTACTTACGAAACCAGTTCTAGTAGTTTGTGTGGCACTAAAGATTGGAACATCAAACTCAACAGCAAGACCTCTTAATTCTTCAGCAATTGCTTTGATGTAGAAGTAAGATGATATATTACCACCTTTAAACCGACTTGAAGCACAAATGTTTAGATAATCAATAAAAATTATTTGTGGTTTAAAACTTTTCTTTAATGATAGTTCGTTTAGTAATCCTTTAAAATGGCCAGAATGAGCAGAGGCAGTAGGATATTCTTTGATAATTAAAGAACCTGCTGTTTTACTTCTCAACTTACTCATCTTACCATCATATAATTCTTTAGGCATATCATGTAAATCATCTATAGTAACGTCCATTAAGTTAGCGTCTATTCTTTCGGCAATTCTTTCTTCGGACATCTCTAATGTAATATACAATACATTCTGACCTTGATTTAAAAAGTTTGCAGCACAGTGACACATAAACAATGATTTACCAACGCCTGTTCCTGCTAAAGCAATATTCAATGTTTTACTCGGAACACCACCTTTTGTAATTCTATTAAAGAAATTTAAATCAAATGGATAACGTTTTTCTTTTGTATGATACCAATCAAATCTGGCTTCAGCGTCACCAATATAATCATGCCCTATATGGTTATCAAATGAAACGGCTAGTGCTTCACTTAATATACTTGGTATGGCCTCTGGTTGATGTTCTTTATCTTTACCATCTAGTATCTTAATACCAGATAACACGGCATTATGTACTGCTCTGTCTTTACAAAACTTTTCTGTTGTATCTAATAACCATTGTAAATCGGACTTTTCATCTACAAAAGTATTTACAAGTTCTTTAACTAATCTTAATTCGTCTTCATTAATATCTTTTCTTTTACTAAATTCTATATGTATGGTTTCTTTTGTAGGTAAGTTTTTATACTCTTGTACAAATTTATCTATTTCTTCATACAGTAGTCTTTCTACTCTATTTGTAAAGTAATCAGTTTTTACAAAAGGCAAAGCTTTTCTTGTAAAATCCTCATTAAAAAAGAAGTTTCTTAAAATAGTTATTTCTATTCTTTCGTTATTTGTCAAAGACAACCGTTCCATCTGTTACTTGTTTCTCCAATTGTTCCATTAATATATCACCAATAAAATCTATAAAGTCTTGTGCACCAATATCTTTTTTATTAGGGTTAACTATTATATCATAATCAAACTTCATTGGCAAGGCGCCATCTGGATTTTCATCTTTTGCAAAAGTTACCTTACCATATTTGTAGATAATATCTTCGTATTCACCTTCGACAATTTTTATACAAGTAAAATCGTCATCTGGTTTTTGTACAAAAACGTATCTCTTTTTATTCTTCGTCTGATCCGTATGTGAATTTTCTTTTGGCATATTCATCAATCTTATCTAATGTTTCTTTTGTAAAATATTTGTCAGGATTTTCATTGATGTTTTTACCAAATACTTTAGAACCATCTGACATTTCGTATCGTGTAGATACTTTTTTAAATATACCAGCTGCTTCGCCAAGTTCTAATAAACCATAATGTTTATCTAAACCTGTTTTGTATGTGAGTCTTACATCAATCATAGCATTTTCTTTTGTTAACCTTGACTTATAATTCTTACAGTGAATAATATTACCAATTACTTCGGTGCCTTCTTTTTCTTTACGCTTACTTAAATAAATGATTGATGAGGCAGCGTACTTTAAACCTGAACCGCCACCCATTTCTTTTTGAGGGAACATAGAACCAATAACATCATATGTGTGATTGGTCATTATCATAGGTATATTTGCTTTACCTAATTTAAGGGTTAAAACTCTGAATGTAGATTTGACAATTTGTGACCTTGTCATATCTCTCGTTTCTT